CGCCTAAAAATAAAAAAAAGGCTATAGATCATCGAAGGATTAAGATAACGCCTAAACAAAAGTCTAAGATAGCTGCCAAGCCAAAAAGGCTTTCTATACCTAGTCGCGAAATTGATATATCAGAAATAGGCAGCATTCTTCCTAGACCTAGACCTAAACCTAAACCTAAACCTAGACCAACTGCTCCTAAAGTTTCTAAAATGAGGGGGCTGGAAGATTTTGCTCGCGCTCCAGCAGTTCAATCAAAGCCAAAGCCCAAACCGAAGCCCAAGCCTAGACCCGCAATTAAGTCTAAGTCTAAATATGTGCCGCCTTCTAAAAGACCTTCTCCTGTGCAAAGACCTATTCGCCCACAGTTAGGGAATGAAGATTTAACGAAAGTTGCTGTAGACAAGACGTTAGGGTCTATACCAGGAAGGGGTGAAACCGGAATGATCAATATTCCTGGTGTAGGACCGATTCAAATGCCAATGCCAGAAACTCCAGGGTCTGGACGGTGGGAAGTTAAACTCCCTGAATATGATGGCAGTGGGCCTTATTATCCAAAAAAAGATGATGATGACTTCGTATGGAATCAAGATGATGTGATAAATGAAAACCCGGTGATTGGGACGAGACCAGATGGATCTCCGGTGCATATGTATGATGAAGATGCGAGTGAGTATTGGAATAAATCCGAAGAAACGACTGAACAAACAACTCAAGGCCCGATAACACAGACAGAAACACAGACAGAGACAGAAACAGAAACAGAAACCTCTCCTCCCCCACCGCCTCCCGTTAATCCGTTTAAAGGATTTGTACCAGGGAACATAATAGGCCAGTCTTTTGATCCAAAGGATTTGAGCGCGCATCAAAAAACAGTTGCAGATGCAAGAGCAAGAATGACTCCTGGGGCGAACATACAGGGCGGCGGGTATCTCACTTACGACAACCCCATACTTGGAAATAAACAAACCCAGTTTGGTGGGTATGGCCAGCCTATGCCAACTAAGCCGCTAATGAATTATGCGGGATTGGCTTCGCCAGTAACCTATTCAACTCCAAAAGATGACCCAGATAAAGAAATAATCAGATAAATGGATTCAGTTGCATTAGCTACTTACATCAATAAGAAGCTTAGACATTATGAGCAGGGGCATATGGAGTATCTTGCTTCTGGCGGCGTAAAGAATATGGAGGAATACAAATTCGTGATGGGTGAGTTATCAATGCTTCGCACCCTGCGCGATGACTTAAAGGAAGCATTGCATATTGAAGGAGACATCGATGAGTGAGCCTCAAGTGGACACTGTCGCAACACCGTCTATTACTATAACAGACGCATATGTGAACGAAGAAGAAAGGGTCTTAGACCCAGCCGTGTTAGATAAATCATTAATTGAAAGAATGCCAGAGCCTTCTGGGTGGAGACTGTTAGTCCTTCCTTATAAAGGCAAAGGCGTTACAGACGGAGGGATTCAGTTACTTGAATCCACGATGGATAAAGAAAACTTATCCACATCTGTTTGTTATGTACTCAAGGTAGGCCCATTGGCTTATCAGGATGCGTCTAAATTCAATGGAATCCCCTGGTGTAAAAAAGGTGATTGGGTCCTGATTGGAAGGTACTCAGGAGCTCGATTTCAGCTAGAGGAAAATCATGAAGTTCGGATTATTAACGATGATGAAGTAATCGGAACCATTCTTAATCCAAATGATATTAAATCTGCATAGGTGAAAACATGGCTGAAGAAACACTAACAGAAGCTTTAGAAAAGCTGGATGACGATAACGTAGAGAAAGCGGCTCTTCCCGAATCAAGAAGGGTTGAGGAAGAAGCCCAGGAAGAATCTACCTTTATTGATCTGTCTGAAGAAGATGTGGAATCCGCATCTCCCATAACAGACGATCAAATTAAAGAAAATTTTGAAGATACTACTTCAGAGCCAGATGGTGAAGAAGTCTCTGAAACAGAGAAGCGAGCCAGGGGCGCTCAGAAGCGAATTAACAAAGCGGTAGCGCAAGCTAAAGAGTATCAGCGTAGAGAGTTGCAGGCATTGCAGTATGCAAAAGAACTGCAAGAAAAAAATCAAAGCCTCTCTGGCCAGTTACTTCACTCTCAAACACAGTCTACTGAAGAGAACATGAAGCTTCAGGAAGGCTATAAAGATGAGTTTGAAAACAGGGTTGAAACCCAGGCTACAGCTGCAAAGAAAGCATTAAAGACTGCTTATGAGTCGGGTGATGCTGAAACAATGGCTGATGCACAACAGCTTTTGGCCCAGGCTGAAGCGGATCGATCTGCTTTAAATCGTTACAAACAGGAATATGAAGACTATAAAGTTCAATATCAGAACTGGGCTGAAGAACAGCAAGCTCGACAAGAGGAACAAGTTCAACCTTTACAACAGCCTGCGCAAGAACCTGTATATGAAGAGCCTTCTGTCAAGGCCCAACAATGGGCAGATGACAACGAATGGTTCGGAACAGACCAGGTTATGACAAATGTTGCCTTTGCAATTCATCAAGAATTGACCACTAAAGGAATTGACGCTGAGTCTGATGACTATTATAGTCAAATCGATAACCGTATGAGACAGGAACTGCCTCATAAGTTTACTAACGCAGGAGATGGCCAACCCGTCCAAACGGTCGTTTCTGGAACGCGCACGACAGGAACTGGACGCAATCAAAATAATCGTAGGATTGAATTGAGTCCTAGCGAACAGCAACTTGCTAAGAAGCTAGGAGTACCTTTCAAGGAATACGCTAAACAGAAAATGAGGTTACAGAGATCATGAGCGAAGAAACAGGAAAAGGATCGAACAGAGCGCCAAGGAATGCTTCTTCACGGTCAACAGAGGCTGCAAGAAAACCATGGACTCCACCTCAAGTACTTGAGACTCCTGAACCGCCACCTGGAATGGTATACAGATGGGTGAGAACCCACATCAGAGGAGAAGACGATAAGACCAATGTTCATATGCGATTCCGCGAGGGATTTGAGCCTGTGAAGCCAAGCGAAGTTGAAGGCTATGATTTGCCGACAATTGATGATGGCAAGCATGCTGGAACTGTTGGTGTTGGTGGTCTGATTCTTTGCAAAATTCCAAAAGAAACGGTGGATGAAAGGAATACTCACTATGAGCGTCAAACTGACCAACAGATGAAAGCTGTTGATAATGATTTGATGCGAGAAGAGAATCCTGCAATGCCTATCTCTAGGGATAGAAAAACGCAGGTTTCATTTGGGAGTCCTAAAGCGTAGCTTGGGACTATTATTTTGATTGTGTTTACGGAGAAATTAAAAGATGGCTAATAATGATGCCCCTTTTGGACTCCGCTATGTACGAAATGTACAGGGTAATTACAATAACGCTGGTCAATCCCGTTATAGGCTGACTACTAGCGATACAGCTAATACGACTAAAGTATATCAGGGTGACATTGTTACTCAGAATACTGGTGGTATTGTGACTCGTATTGCTAGGGCCGATGGCGGTAGTGCCACTAGCGATATTATTGTAGGTGTATTTAATGGTTGTTTCTATACAGACCCAACCACTAGCAAGCCTACGTGGAGTAATTACTGGCCTGGTAATGCAGCTACAGACGCAATTGCCTTCATTTATGACGATCCCTTTGATGTCTTTGAAGTGCAAGCGGATGCCGCATTCCCAGTCGCTGACCTCTTCGGCAATTTTGATATTGTCGATAACAGCGGAACAGGAAGTACAACTAGTGGATGGTCCTATGTGGAACTAGATGTTACGACGGGAGCTACTACAGCTACCCTACCAATGAAGGCGTTTGATATTTCTGGTGATCCAGAAAATTCAGACATGGGTTCAGCCAATACCAACGTGCTTGTCACCATACAGAATCATCTGCTTGGTCAGAAGCAAGTCGGTCTAGCTTAGGAGGATAACTAATGGCTATTTCAAGAGCACAGTTAGCCAAAGAGCTAGAGCCAGGACTCAACGCTTTATTTGGCATGGAGTATGCACGTTACGAAAACGAGCATGCGGAAATTTTTGAGACTGAATC